GGGGCACATTGTACCACAGCCGGAAAGCGAAAGCAGCACAGACGAGTGCGCGCTTTTAATCGAGGCGGCGCACATATTGGCGGCGCAGCTTTCAATAATTTTACAAGAATAGGCAGAAGCCGCCCCGTTCTGCAATTAGGATAAATCGGCGGGCGCGGCGGAAAGCCTTTAAGGGAGATACAACACTATGAAATATAACTTTAAAAATTGCCGCGTAGTAATCAACGCAGGAACAGAGGTTTTAAAAATCGACGGTATGGGAGAACCTGCACGCGAAACACCAGCGCAGGAAATGGCAGGCGTAAACATTCAGCGCACATACGAGGACTACAGCGTTTTTATGGCGAACTTGGACGGCGTAAAGGTTGGCGACCGCGTAAGAGTTCCGGGCTTTAAAGTTCCAGCTACAGAAATCGACGGCGAGGAAAAATTAAACTTTGACGAAATCGAAGTGGCGGGCGAATATGCGACAGTTTACAAAATCGAGGGCGAGCAGATAAGCCTTGTATTTGACCGGGCTTTATTTCAAAGCGCAATTGATAGAAACGACACAGGCGTGTGGGAAGACACACAGCTGGCGGCATATTTGCGGGGCGCATTTTTGGACGCATTGAGAAAAGAAACATCGGCGGCCGACTGCGGTCTTTTACGCAAAGAAGAATTGTGGGGAGACAATGCGCTGCCATTTTTCAGAAACGGCAGAAACCGCGTTTGTTTCGATAAGGACGAAGACTGCAGTATATGGTATTGGACGGAGACCGTAGAAGACGCGAGTGCGGCTTTTTTCTGCCGTGCGCACAACGGCGGCTTTAGCGGCTACTACGGCGCCAGCTATGCCAACTGTTATGTTCGTCCCCGCTTCATAATCCTTAAATCCTAATCACGGGGCTGTATGCCCCGGGGCTTGATAATGACAGAGACAGAAAAAGAACAACGCCGTTACGCGCTGGCGATAAGCGGCGGAGTTTGCGAGGTTTGCGGGCGGCCTTTGAGGGACGGACAACCACAAGGGGCGCACCGCATAGGAAACACAAAGGCGAACCGGCAGAAATACGGCGACTTTGTAATAGACCACCCGTTTAATATCGGTATGACATGCTGCTTGAAATGTAACGGGGCGCTGGATATAAGCGGAAACCCCGCGGAGTGTATAAAGCTATGTAAAAAAATATACACCCGCGAGGGTTTGAAATACGAGGGGACGAAATGAGAGAAAGTTTTGTTTTTCACGCCGAATACATCGAGGACTTACCCGACGAATACAAGGCGCGATTTATTGAGTATACGGTCAACTACGGACTTACAGGCAAAAGCCCCGAAATTGAGGACGGCACGCTTGAAAGTACCGTGTGGAAAAAGATAGCGCGCAGGATTGACGCCGAGGCCGAGAAATACCGCATTACAAGCGAGCGCAGAAAAGAGGCGGCGCTTAAGAGATACGGCAAGGTTTACGGCGAGCAGAAAAACGAAAAGTCTGCAGAAGCAAAGAGCGACGAGCCGCCGAAAGAGCCAAAGAAAAACTTTGAGAAACCGACGGTGGAAGAAATCGCGGCATATTGCGCGGAGCGTAAAAACGAAGTGGACGCGCAGGCGTTCTTTGATTTTTACGAGAGCAAAGGCTGGAAAGTTGGAGCGGTAAAAATGCGCGATTGGCGCGCCAGCGTGCGCACATGGGAAAAGCGCGACGCGGAGGAAAAGAAAGCGCGCAGCCGTTCAAAAACGATATGGAACGACGGCACGACCGACGCGGACACAGAAGCATACGAAAACATGTTTTAAAAAATTGAGGGGTGCGAAATTATGGGGGAATTAGATTTTATAAAAAAACTGATAACGAATCCGTTTGACAATATGACGCCCGAGGAAATCGCGGCGCATGACGCAGAAATAAAACGGCAGGAAGCGGAGCAGGAAAAACGCGAGCGCATAGAACGCTATAAAAAAAGCGGTGTGCCGGAGCGCTATTTTTTAGAGAGCTTAGACACATACCAAGTTACAAACGAAATGCAGAAAACAGCGGCGCAGGCAATCGGCGAGTTTTTGCGCGAGATCAAGTGCGGGGCATTTAGAACGCTGGTTTTAATCGGCACGGCGGGCACAGGTAAAACACACCTAGCCTGCGGCACGGTTCGGGAATACGGCGGAAAATACGCGACAGCCCCGGACATTGTAGAGGAAATCCGACGCGCTAAGAGTTTCAGCGCAGACCAAACCGAAAAGCAGATTATAGACCACTACAGCCACGTGAAACTTTTAGTGGTTGATGAAATCGGGCGCGGAATTGCAGCCACAGACGAAAAATACATGCTGTATCAGATTATAAACGCGCGATACAACACGCGAAAGCCTACGGTTTTAATCAGCAATTTTACAAAAGCAGATTTTTTAAAGTACATCGGAGTGGCCGCTGCAGACAGGCTGGTCGAGAGCGGCGACATTGTAGAAATGAACGGCGAGAGTTTTAGAAAACTAAGGCGGCAGAATGAAGCAGGCGGAACTGCCGTTTGACTTGCCGTATTATGATACGCCGACGAATGACAACCAGCGGTTATTAAATCTGCAATTGAAGTACAAGGTGAACGGGGGCAAGTATTTAGGTGAAATGTACAAGCTCCTGTATGAAATCGCGTACAAGAATATAAACAAACTAAGCGAGCAATCGCAGAAAATAAAAAACATGGACGCGGCGGAGCGCATGGAAAAGGCGCACAACGCGGCGACCTACATAGTGGAGCAATACCTTAAGCGCCCGGGCTTTGCGATTAAAAACAGCATGACGGGTTATTTATTCAAGCGCGTACAATTTGAGCTGTACGGCAAGAATACGAGGCACTGCGACAAAATGCTTATATTTTACGGGGACGTTCCAGCGAGTAAGGAAGCGAAGAAAAAGTTTTATTACATCGTAAAGGACAACGACACGGGCAAAAGCGAAACCTTTGAGAGTTTCGAGGAAATGCACCTAGACCCGCGATATAAGACATTACGAAAAAAACGGTTTGTCGAGGGCATACGCTACGGCAAGACGTGGAAAAATTATAGTTTTGATATTTTGGAGGTGAACGAATGAACTTAAACGAAGCGGCAGAAAACGCTTATAAATCAGCATTACAGAGACAGCACAACGGCGCGGACGTTAAGATTGCGGAAATCTTGAAGCATTGCGCCGGGGAAGTAATCGAAGCGCAAGAGGCTTTTATCATGTGGAAGTATGAGGCACACGAGGAAAGCAAATACGCCGAGGAGCTAGCCGACGTGATTATATGCGCGCTTATTGCAGCCAAGCGCGACGGAATCGACATAGAACGGGCGGTCAGCTTAAAAATGCAGATAAACGCCCAGCGCGCGGCCATGCAGGGCGACAAGTTGTAAATAAAATATCACGAAAACGTGAGGTGCGAAAATGGGGAAAAAAGAGGCGGGAATAATTCTGATAATCAGCATTTTAATATTTTCGTTTGCCGTTCTTAATTGGGTGGCGTGCTATCACGATAACAGGATAACACGCGAACGCTGCGACAGAATGAGCGCGAGCATATTAGAAATGAAGCAGGAGCTGGAAGCGCAAAACGCGCAGGTTCGACAGGTAAAGACCGACGGCGAAATTATCCTGCGCCTTGTAGCGGGCGGGGATTTTAGCGAGGTTGAACAATGAACGGCGGGCGAAGCATGAACCAGCGAAACGAGGCAATAATTGACGGGTGGGTTCGTTTATATATTTGCATTACGACAAACGACATAAACGAGTTTTACAAGGCGCTGGGCGGCAATACACCAAGAGAGGGAACGGCGCACCACTACACGTGGGATACTGTAAACAACCCGAAGCGACCGAACAAGACAAGGCGGAGGTGAAACAAAATGAAGTTTTATTTTATGCAGGACGGAAAGCCCGTGGAAATAAAAAGAAGTACGGAATTAAAAATAAAACTTTCCAAAGAGCAAAGAGAGGAACTGCGACAGATAAACAAACATAAAAGCGGAAGTCTTACGTTAGAAGTAGTAGACCCATACAAAGATTTTAAGGACAAAATCAAAGCCCAAATAAAAGGAGAATCGAGAAAATGCAGATAACAGGAAAAGCCCATTGTTTATTTGAGCAATCGGGAACATTTAAAAAAGAGTTTATAAAGCTGGGTATTCCAGCCGAAGACTACGACATACAAAATAATTTTGGAGAAACAGACCACGTCGTGGATATTTTCGCAGACATCGAAAAGGCATACGGCACCTTAACAAGACAAGACAAGACAAGACAAGACAAGACAAGACAAGACAAGACATTATTTGACGAAATCGACCCGTGTCAAGACCTTGTACTCGCCTTTTTTCCATGTATTTATTTTGAAACAATGTCATGTATGTGTTTTTCATGCGATACGTTGAACAATCGACACAAGCCGACGTATGAAAGAATAGCTGACGCAATCGACAGGTTGCAGAAGCGTACATATTTTCACGAATTACTTTATAAACTTTGCTATATTGCAACATATAAAAAAATACGTTTGATTATTGAGAATCCAGCGACAGAGCCGAACTATTTGTTATATACGCAAAACTTTTTTAAACCGACAATCATAGACAAAAACCGCATGGAGCGCGGCGACTATTTTAAGAAACCAACGGCTTATTGGTGTTTTAATTTTAAGCCGACTCAAGGTTTTACACACCAAAACGACAAGGTGCAAAAAATCATAAACGATTGTAAAAGCGCCCCAAAAGCCGGACTGTGTAGCGAGGAGCGGTCACTTATAAGTTCAGACTATGCGCGTAATTTTATCTGCGATTTTATCATAGGAAAATATCAACCCGAAATAAGCGGACAAAGTTTATTTGATAGCGATTATATGAGTTATTTAATTTCATGTAATGGAGCATAAAAACATAAAAAAAAGCGTATTAAATGACAAAAAATACATAAAAAAATGACTATAAGGGCGTAGAAATTGTATTATTTACGCCCTTTTTTATGAGGATAAAAAAACATGATTGTAATAAATTGCACAGGAAGCGACACGATAGAACTGCACCAGCTTACAGAGTTTCAAGGCGAACTGAAAGAACGGAGCGCGGGGGACATCGAGAAAATAATTAAGAGCATACGAAAGCACGGCTTTTCATTTCCCTTTTTTGTATGGGCGCACGCGGGCGAAAACGGCAATTATATAAATCACGTATTGGACGGACACGGACGGCTTGAAGCATTGAAGAAACTGCAGAGCGAGGGCGAGGAAATCCCGCCCCTGCCCTGCGTTTACGTATCGGTAGAAAATGAGGCAGAAGCCAAAGAGAAATTATTAAAACTTAATTCACAATACGGACACATGACAGCCGAAAGCGTGGCGCAGTTTTTGGACGGGCTACAGATTGACTTTGACGAATTGCAGCTGCCCGACGGCGTACTCGATTTAACCAAGTTAGAACCCGAGGAAACAAAGGACGACGACAACGCGCCCGACGTAAGACCCGACGAGGTGGCAGACAGCGAGCGCGGCCAGCTTTACCGATTGGGGCGTCATTACCTATTTTGTGGAGACAGCACCAACGCCGACGACATGCGCGCACTTATGGGCGACGTAAAGGCCGACCTTATCGTTACCGACCCGCCATATAACGTGGACTACGAGGGCAAGACCGCCGAGGCTTTGAAAATCGAAAAAGACAATATGAACGACGCAGAGTTTAAGGAGTTCCTTAAAAACGCATTTACCACCATGCTCGACCAGCTTAAGCGGGGGGGGGCGTTTTATATATGGCACGCAGACTTAAAGGGCGCTATTTTCAGAGAGGCGCTACAGGAAGCGGGCGGACAATTGCGTCAATGTTTGATATGGGTAAAAAACGTAATGACGCTCGGCCGGCAGGATTGGCAGTGGAGACACGAGCCTTGTTTATACGGCTGGAAAAATGGCGCAAATCATTATTGGGACGGACGGCGAGACCTTACGACCGTTTACGACGAAAAGCCGAATTACAAGAAAATGAGCAAAGAGGAACTGCTGCAGGAAATCACAAAGCTGCGCGGGGACAATCTGCCGAATACGATTATTTACGAAGACAAACCGGCACGCAACGAGGAACACCCGACAATGAAGCCGGTCAAACTATTTCAGCGACTTATCAAAAACAGCAGCAAGGAAGACGACGCGGTTTTAGACCCGTTCGGCGGTTCGGGCACTACGATAATAGCGTGCGAGAAATTGGGGCGCACGGCCTACGTTATGGAACTAGACCCGCACTATTGCGACGTAATCAGACGACGCTGGACGCAATGGGCGGCGGAAAATGACGTGGACGCAGGAAGCGGCGCGCTTGAATAAATCCATAACTCCGATAAAAACAAGGGGCGAGCAATGGGACGAAAACACAAACTTAAAGAAAAGGAACTACTCGAAAATATAAAAGGTTCATACGGCATTATTAGCACGATTGCGGCGCGGCTACATGTAGATTGGCACACAGTAGACGACACAATAAAAATGTATCCGTCCTGTATGCAGGCACTAGCAGACGAAAACGAGAGCGTACTAGACTTCACAGAGGGAAAAGCAATAGAGCGCATTAAAGACGGTGATAGCGTAATGATACGCTTTATGTTAGCAACCAAAGGCAAGAAACGCGGCTACACCTACGAGGACAAGCTGGAAGACGACGACACAACCGAGGACAACACACTTAACGTTATCTGCGACGGGGAAGAAGTAGACCCGATAGACCCAAAGACGGCGGACGGTGACGAATGAAAAAAATAGTGTACGCGTATTGGGTAATTTACGAATATATAAAATACCATAAGCGTTTTAAATACGGATTTTTCAAACATTGGCGCAACGCGTGGAACGCTTACCACAAGCGGCCGTATTGGTACGAAGAAGCGCGAAAAATACACGAACGACAGAAGCGCGAGGGGTGGCAATGAATATAAACACCGCCGAGCTTTTCGCGCCGGTATATAATCGGGCGTTCAAATCTATAATGAATCACACAAAAGAGCGCTGGACTTTCCCGGGCGGACGCGCGAGCTGTAAGAGTTCATTTATCAGTATTTGCGTAGTTATTTTAATCGTATTGTTTCCCAGCTATAACGCCGTAATCGTACGCAAGCATAAAAACACATTGCGTTATTCAGTATTTGAGCAGATTGTGTGGGCAATAGATAAACTACACCTGCGCAGGAGCAACGGCAAGAAAGCGGGCTTTAAAATCCCGAAAAGCAAGACAGCGGCGCTGCCTATTGTATACATACGCAAAAACGGCAAAGAGCAAAATATTTTGTTTGTAGGATTGGACGACGCGGAAAAAAGCAAGTCTATGAAAATATCAAACGGCTATATTGCTATTTTGTGGATTGAGGAAAAAACCGAGGTTGAACCGGCAGACCTGCAAAACCTTAAAATATCAGCATTGCGCGGCGGCGATACGTTCTACATGTTCGAGAGCTACAACCCGCCGAGCGCTACCCGCCATTGGTGCAACACAGAGGCGCGGCAGGAAGACCCGCACCGCATGGTGGTACATACGACATATTTAGACATACCGCGGGAATGGCTGGGCGAATCTATCCTGCACGACATCGAGCAGACAAAGAAAACGAACAAGCGCGCATACGAAAATATTTACTTAGGCATTGCAACGGGAACAGGCAAAAACGTCTTTGAAAACGTACGGCTTGAAGAAATCACCGACGAGACAATAGACACATGGGACACAACGCTGCAGGGCATAGATTGGGGCTATTTTCCCGATCCGTACGCATACGGGTCAATGCACTACGACGCGCGCACAAATACGCTTTATGTATGGGACGAGCTTTACCTTTGGAAACATGGCAATTATGAGGCGTTCGAGGCTACACGTGAGCACATGGAAGCGCACAATATGAGCATATTTGAAGACAGGCAGACGGCCGACAGCGCAGAGCCAAAGAGCGTGGCGGACTATCGAAAATGGGGCGGAGACACACGCGGGGCGATTAAAGGCAAAGGCAGCCGCGACGCGGGCTTTAAGTGGTTGCAGGGATTGGCGGCTATTATTGTCGACCCTGTACGAGCACCACACGCGGCGGACGAGTTCACGCTGTACGAGTACGACATAGACAAGCGCACGGGCGAAATATTGAGCGGCTACCCCGAGGGGCAACCCGACCACTATTTAGCGCTTACACGATACGCGACTGAAAAAGAATGGAGACGTGCGGGCGCATAAAAGTGCTAAAAAAATGACTATAAAGGCAGAGGACAAAAAACAATGTTTGAAAAGATAAGGGGCTTTTTTATGAACATCTTAAACTATTTCCATACGTACAAGATTGAGGACTTAACCGGCGTAGAGACAAACATAACGGCGGAAATGTACCGAAAAATTACACTATGGGCGGACATGATGAGCGGACACGCGCCGTGGAACGCAGAGGCGAAACCATGCGGACTATTGCCACAGATTGCGGGGCGATTGAATTATTTTGTTACGCGCGAAATCGGGCTGGACGTAGAAAACGAGGCAATTAAAAAGCCTATGGAACACCTTAACAAAAACATTGACAAGGTGGTCGAGTTTATCACGCTTTTAGGCGGCGGACTGCTCCGCCCTATTTATGCACAGAATAAGCTGCAATATGAAATCATACCGTTAGGAAACTACCTGCCGACACAGTACGACTTTGACGGCACATTGACGGGCGCAATTATTCTTAAACAGATTGTGACAGCAAAAAAGAATTATTTATTATGCGAAATCCACAACTACGACGGCGAAAACCATAACGTCAAAATGAGATTGTACGAAAACGAGAGCGGCACGTTCCGGGGCGTACCATTGACCGCGTGCGAACAGACCGCCGAGCTTACGCCGGAATATAGCTGGAATAAATGCGGCAAGCCTATGATTATAGAGTTTAGAAGCCACGCCACAAATAAAATAGACGGTTCAAACGTGCCGGTCGCATTGATTGACGACGCTATAGACTTAATCGAAAAAGCCGACAAACAGTTTAGCCGCATGGATTGGGAACAGGAAGCGGGCGAAAAGCGAATCTTTGCAGATCGCGACATGTTCACAAAGCACACCAGCAGAAACGGCGACACAGACACCGTGGTGCTGGATAAATCATTAAATAAACTTATTCAGAAAATCGACGGGGACGGCAGCGCCAACGGCGAGAAAATACACGAGTACAGCCCGGAACTGCGCACAGAGGCACAAAACGCATATTTGCAGCAGGTTTTCAGACGTATTGAATTGACGCTTAACATCGGCAAGGGAACGGTGAGCGACGCCGAGGCCGTACAGCAGACCGCGACACAGTACAGCGGCGGACGACAGGAACTTTACGCAATCGTTGACAAAATCGAGGACGAAATAGCGGCGAAGTATGAGGAAGTGGCCGAGGTTTTCGCATACATGGCCGAGGCGTACGGAATCAAGGGAGCACCTGCAGCAAGCCACAAGACCGAGGAACTTTACACAATCAAGTGGAACGACGACCAAACACGCAAAGACATACAGCTGGCAAAACAGACAGCCCTGCAGGAAATCAACGCGGGCGTTTTGAATAAATGGGAATACAGGCGCGACTTTTACGGCGAGGACGAAGCGCAGGCAAAGGCGAATGTTCCGCCCGACCCGATAGCACCCAGCCCGTTTGACTTAGCATAGGAGTAAAAAGACATGAGCACAAAGAACAGAAACAAAGCGGTTGCGCGACACATGACGAACGAAGAAAAAAAGGCCGTAGTTGCAGTAAAACAGGCGGTGAACGGCCAGCCATTGCACAAGCGTATTAAATACGCGTTCAAGATTATCTGCGGGCGGTGGTAAATGCTTTCCCCGAGATATTTAGAGGGATTGTCGGACGAAATCGTCGAGATATACGCGCAGCTTGAAGCGGACATATTGCAGGATATGGCGCGACGAATTGCGCGGCTGGGCAAGGTAACAGAATCGACGGCATGGCAGGCGCAGTTATTGGCGGAATCCGGCGCACTACGCAAAGACGTAAACCGACTAATTAAAAAATACGACAAGCCCGTCCGCGACGAAATAAAGGCCGTTTACAATGACGCCATGATTAAGGCAGCGCGCGCCGATAATATGATTTTTAAGGACGCGCTGGGGCATGGCGTAAGCGACCAAAACGCGCAGCTTATGCTTTCCAGCATACAAAAGACATACAGCGATTTATCACGACTCACCATAACAACCGCATACACGACAGAGCGTAAGTTTGTAATGCAGGCAAACGCGGCATATATGCAGGTGGCAAGCGGGGCGTTTGATTATGATACAGCCATGAAAAACGCCTGCGACAATTTAGCCAAAGACGGCGTCACAATGGTACAGTACAGGAACGGCACGCCGGTACAATTGACGATTGAGAGCGCCGTCCGCATGAACATTTTAACGGGCGTAAATCAGACCGCGGCAAACATGACGCTTAATAATTGCGAGGAACTAGACTGCGACCTTGTAGAAGTAAGCGCGCATATTGGAGCACGCCCGAGCCATGAGGAGTGGCAAGGCCGTATTTTTTCACTAAGCGGGAAGAATCCAAAATATAGACCGTTCAGCGACTGCAGACAGGGCGAGCCGGACGGAATCTGCGGCATAAATTGCCGACATTCATTTTATCCGTACTTTGAGGGAATGGAACGCCATTACACGCAAGACGACCTAGACGAAATGAGCAAGCAGACCGTGGAATATAACGGGCAGAAAATGACGCGATACGACGCAGAGGAAAAGCTGCGGGGCATTGAGCGCAATATCAGAAAATACAAACGGCAGGCATTGACCGAGAGCGCGGGCGGCGTAGACAATACAAAGGCGCGCCAAAAAATCGGCGAATGGCAGGCAAAGGCGCGAGAGTTCACAAAGCAAACGGGAATAGAGCGCGACCACGTGCGCGAGTTTATCGGCACAAAGGACGGCAAGCAACCGACAGCGCTTAGAACGGTACACGCGGTCGACACATACAAAGACATACCGCAGAAAGTGACACAAAAAGTCATTGAAAAAACCGAGCAATTAAAAGCGGGCTTGATTGATAACCCGATAAGCGAGGCACGCAAAGAAGCCGAGGCGTTGAAAATACCAGCGCGCACGGTTTACGCGCACACTAAGGAAATGACAGAAAAAGAGATCATAAAGCACATAGCAGGCGCAGACCTTACAAGCGGCAGCTGCTCCAGCGCGGCAAACGCCTATATTGCGAATAAAGCAGGCTTTGACGTTAGAGACTTTCGCGGCGGGCGGTCAATGGAGCTATTCAGCCATAAAAGCACATCGGTGGAAATGGCGCACTTTAAGGGCGTAGTTTCTAAGGTCGTAGAGAATTACAACGATTTTACAGCCTTTGACGAATTGAAGCCGTTTATAAAAACGGGTAAAGAATATAAACTAGGAATCGGCTGCCATGCGGCAATTGTACGCAGATTGAACGACGGCACGCTGCAATATTTAGAGCTGCAGAGCGCGGACGTAAACGGGTTTAAAAACTTCACCCGGGAAACATTGGCGCGCAGGTTCGGCTGCGAGTATTCACGCGGCTATAAATTGCCGGCGTATTTAATCGAGGTTGAGAGTTTGGGAAAAAGCAAAGAGTTTATAGAGCTTATGCAATACACCAACACGGCCAAGACATTACAGCGCATAGGCGCGGGAGGTTATGCAAAATGACGTTTCACAAATACGATGAGGGCGACAAAATCGAGTGGGCAAGCGCCACAGAGAGCGAGGGAAAAATATTATTTACTTTCGACGGCGGAAAAACGGTTTTTAATTTTTGGACGGACTACCCCGCCAAGCTGACGCCGGAGCAGATAGAAATATTCAAACGCGAAAACCCGACGCTGGCAGAGCTTAAACCGACCAAGTAAAACGGCCTACAATGCGCCTACGTTTGCGCGTGTGCGACTTTGTAGCAAAAATCGACAAATTACCCAACCGACGCCAAAAGACGCGCCATGTGCGAAAATAGCCCCGCAAATACGCGGGGTTTTTTATTATCCGATAAAGCGCAAAAAAACACTAAAAAAATGACTATAAGGGCATGAGTAGAATTATTGACGACACAACTTACGCAGAAATTGTAAAGATTTTAGCGACAGACCCGAAAGTGGCGGTTTTCCAAAAATTGCTACTTTCGCCAAAAGTTGAGGAAGCGGACGCAGAGACGGCCGTGGAAGAAAAAACAAGTGAGGTGGAAAAATGAGCTATGGACGAGTAACACCCCGGGCGCGTATTGGCACAACGGGCGTTAGCGAAGAAATGGACGTCGGCGCTGGCGAGGGCGTGTGGATAAGCCCGCCGGACAGAGTAGCAGCAATTACGGTGGCCGTACATATTCCAGCAGGAGCAAGTGCGACTTTCACAATTGAAACATCATGCAACAGAGCGGAAACAATCGGCGAGGACGGCACGGGCGGTTATTGGGACAATCCGTTTGGAGAGGGCACAATATTGCAGGAAAACACCGTTTTAATGCTGGCGAACGCAGTAACGGGAATCCGCGTTAATTGTTTGACCGCGAGCGGATCAAGCAAAATAAACGTATGCTTTGTGGGGTAATTTATGAAATATTACGGGCTGATTATCCCGTCCGTATTTCCTACGGGCGTATTTATACAGAGCATGGAGCAGACCGCCAGCAGCGACGAGAGCGAGGGCGTAAACACATGGACTGCCACGTTCACGAACCAGCAGACGGCGAGCTTTAACGTAAAAAACGGAAAGCAGGGAACGGGCGCGGTTGTAGAAACATCGGGCATGTTCGGCTTTTACATCGACGGCACGACAGGCAATTTAATGCTTTCATACAGCGGCAGCAACGCGCCGAACCTTTCGCTTAATTCAAACGGCGAATTGATTTATACATACTAGGAGATTTGAAAAAATGGGAACAGTAAACTTAGGACAGGTGGCCGCCCTTATTCAGAGCGTAAGCGCAGAGGCGCTGGCAGAGGGCGCAACACCAACAGTTAGAAACGAGGGAACAAAAGCAAACGCGCAGTTTGTCTTTGGAATCCCGGTGGCTACAGCATTGAGCCATAACATACCGAGATTGACACCGAAAAATATTACAAGCTACGTGACAGACGGCACACTTTGGAAGCGCCTTAACGGTACAAACGGGTTTGCGCTATTTGAAGACATTTACGTGGGCGATTATTTTGAAATGAGCCGAGCAATAAGCGCATACGAAAAAACGGGCACTTATCAAACAACAGGTTCAAAGTTCGTAACTATTGCCGGAATTGACACAATGTGGGGAAACGGCGACAGCGACGTTATCAGTAAACATCATTTAGTAATGGTGCCGGGTCAAGGGTTCGGCGGCACGCAGCACTTCGGACGCGCACGCATGAACGCAGCAAACGACACAACCGGCGGTTATAAGGCTAGCGAAATGAACGCGGAAACATTGGGCGCGGTTGCAAGTTCGGGAAGCACAGCGGCAACAGCCAGCATTAACCAGCAATTATACGCAGAGTTCGGCGCACATTTACAGACCACAAAAGAGCTGGTTAGTAACACATTGAACGCAAGCGGCATAAACAGGTTCGGCGGCGGTAGTAATTTAGGCTGCTCGAGCAATTGGGAGTGGATAAGCGCGCAGGCCGTACTTATGAGCGAGGTAGAAGTTTACGGAGCTACCGTTTGGAGTTCATCGGGATATGACACCGGCAACGCAAACAGACAGCTGCCATTATTTGCATTTAGCAAGCAGGCGCAAAACAACCGTACAGCGTGGTATTGGCTTAAGGACGTAGCGAGTGCGGCTTCTTTCTGCCATGCGGACTACCGCGGCCATAGCACCTACGGCAACGCCAGCTATGCCCACTTTTATGTTCGTCCCCGCTTCATCTTAGCGGCGTAGCCGCGTAATCCTGTACCCCGCCCCGCGTGGGCGGAGTGCAGGAAAAAGAAATATTAAAAGATTGAGGCGAAAAAATGGGAGTATTGAAAAACCTGCAGAATCTAAGCGACTTAGAGTTTTATAAATGCGCCGAGAAATTGCAGGACGATATAACAGATTTTTGTTTGCGTAATTTTGGACTTAAGAAAAGCCCGCGAAACGTAAACCAAATAATTAAGGACATAAGCGAGGAAGACCAAAGTGAAATAAATAAAATATTTGAGAAGTACGGAAAAACGCCTAACCAGCAATACGCGAGTGAGTACCCCGAGTGGTTTATAGACAACCGCAAGCGGCGGCTTTTATCGTACACCGACGATTTAATAGATTTTATCATTGAGGCTAACACGATCTACCCGACAACGCTTAGAGAGTGCGACGACCGGCGCAGCCTGCAGAATAAGTCTATAGGAATATGCGGCAAGATATACCGTGATTTACAGTATTTGAAACGCCACCTGCCTATAAATCTTAATTGGCTAGCGGGCACTATCGAGCAAGTCAAGCGGGAAGAAAAACTATTAAAAGGCTGGCGACAGAGCGACAACAAGACGCGCAAAACCGTATTTACAAACACAATAAAAGAACTTACGCAGAAGCTGGAAATTGAACGCGACGACACAGGCGAGCGCATGAAATGGCTGGCGGCCATAGTTCAATTATTAAGACATTAAAATAATTAAGGGTAAAGTTTGAAAGCGAGTGCGGCTAATTTCTGCAATGCGAACAACAACGGCAATAGCAACTACAACAACGCCAGCAATGCCAACAATTATGTTCGTCCCCGATTTGAATGGCGTACAAAGTATTTTATAGACAAGTACGTTTTAGAAGGAAACTTTATCCGAGGCGATACGCCGAATATGACGAGTGACGCGGTTTGTTACGACAAGTACCGCTATAAGCGCCCGTCCAACTTTTTATTATTGGTATTTTGGAAAATGTACGAGAAATTATTAGACTTAAACAACCTGCACGAAGCGTATATTAAAAGCAAGAGCGGCGTGGAGTGGAAAGAATCAGTCCAGCGCTACGGCATGTATGAGCTATCAAACATCTACGAATTGAGCGAACGCTTAAGAAACGGCACATACAAACAAAAGCCATTTTATGAGTTCAACATAAACGAGCGCGGAAAAACGCGCCATATAAAAAGCCTGCACATAAGCGACAGAGTTTTACAGCGGGCGCTTTGCGATTATATTTTAGCACCAGCAACCGAGCGTTATTTAATTTATGACAACGCGGCAAGCGTAAAGGGCAAAGGTATAGAGTTCTCACGTAAAAGACTACAAACGCACTTAGAACGATATTACAGGCAGTACGGGCGCGAGGGCTACGTTTTACAAATAGACTTTTCAAAATATTTTGACAATATCCGGCATGACGTAGTTATAGAGCAATTCAAAAAGCTGATTGACGACGAGCGGGTTATAAAACTATTAACGGAATTAGTAGCGACCTTTGGCGAGGATAACAAGGGCGTGGGGATAGGTTCGCAAATATCGCAGGTTATCGGCATTTACTACCCTACACCAATAGACAATTACTGCAAGATTGTAAAAGCCTGTAAGTTTTACGGCCGATACATGGACGACACTTATATTATACACCCGGACAAAAAGTTTTTAAGAGAATTGTTACACGATATTGAGGCAATCTGCGACCGTTTGGGAATCGTAATAAACAAAAAGAAAACGCAAATAATAAAACTATCAAACGGGTTTACATTCTTAAAAATCCGCTATTTCTACGGCGAGCACGGGGCAATAATTAAAATCCCCTGCAGAAAGACAATAACACGCGAACGGCGCAAGCTGCGGAAATTACGCGGGCGTTTGGAAGCGGGAAAAATCACGGCGGCAGAAATCAAAGAACAATACAAGAGCTGGCGCGGGAACATCATTAAATACAAGGCATATAAAAGCGTTCGCAGTTGCGACGTATTATATAAATCATTATACGGGGGAACGTATGGGAAAGAAGAAAACGGAAAACGCCGAGGTTAGACGCGGCGAAATTGAGGCAAGAATCAGAGAGCTGGTGAGCGAACTAGGAGCACCAAACAGCGCGGTCGGCGATTGGAAAGTTATTAAATGCTACGAGGCGAGCCTTGCGGGGCACGAATTGCCGTACGACATCACCGAGCTTATGGAAGCACGGCAGGCAGTACGCGACGAAATCAACGAACTGCAGGCAGAGCTTGAAACACTACAGGGGGCGGAATAATGCAGAGCGGGCTTATTTTATCGCAGCAGGATATTAAAAAGATTATCGCCGAGCATTTCCACGTAAGCGAAGACAAGGTTATAGCGTCCAAGTATTCATTTATTGTGGTACAAGAGCCGGATAAACCGACACCAAAAGAAGCAGACTAGCGACAACGGGGAGAAATCCCCGTTTTTTTATTTTTCAGCTTACACAAAAACGTCCAAAAAATGACTATAAAACAAAGGGACAAAAACGACATGAATATTTACACAGCCATTAGTTTAGGGATTGCAATAGCGGGCTTTATAGGGGGCATTATTGTGAAAGTAGCGGATTTATCCAGCAAATACGGACGTTTGCAGGAAAAAGTGAAAAACAATGAAGACCGCGACACAGAAGAACGGCAGAAAGCAGGCGTCAAGTTTGCCGAGCTTTACAACCGTATGAGCGCGAACGAATCGAGCGTAAACGCGCTGCAAACAAACGTAAATAATCTAACGGCCACGTGTAACAGAATTGAATCTAAACTAGACCGAATTATAGAGCGCGAGGCGAAATAATGCAGATAATACACGATTTTTTAACTAAAAACGAATATTCAAGACCGGGCAAGAAATTGCAGAAAGTGCTGTCTATTGTAATTCATTGGACGGCAAACCCGGGCGCGAACGCAAAAGAAAATCGCGATTTTTTCGAGAACAAAAAAATAGGTATGGGCGGTTACGGTTCAGCGCATTACATCATAGACCAAAACGGAATTATTGTGGCGGCTATTCCCGAGAATGAGGTCGCTTATCATTGCGGATCAAGCGAGAAAGACCCGGCAAGCGGCAAGGTTTACACCGACGAGGCGCGGGCGCGGTTCGGCTATTACGCGAGCACCAGCAACAGTCCGAACAATTGCACATTGGGCGTGGAGCTTTGCCCGACAGACGCGCGGGGCAATTTCAGCGGGGCAACCATTGAGACCGCTATAGAACTATGCGCGGATATTTGCAAGCGCTACGGACTGACAGCGCAGGCAATCACAACGCACCACAATATAGTGGGCTGGAAAGACTGCCCGAAACTATGGACGGAAAAACCGCAGCTATTAGAGGCGTTCCGGCAGAGCGTAGCGGACAAAATACAGAGAGGTTAAAAAGTGGACGAACAGACAGAAGCAGAAGACAAGAAACTGACAGCTAAAAAAATCAGTAAGGCGTTTAAGTTCATAGCACCAGCGGGCGCAATTATCTGCGCCGTTTTGCTATGGGTGGGAGTTTTTAAAAATGCGACAATCGGCGAGATATGCGCATTATGGGCGACCGTGTACGGATTGGGAGCGGGAACAATCGACGCGAATATTATTATTGACAAGTACACCGGGGGCAAGAATTGAGGTACACCTGCAAATATTGCAAGCAACAATATTTTATATGGCGAATGAAAACAAAAGATATTTGCATAGATTGTTTTAGGAGAAAGGTGAAAAAATGAGCATAGCGGGCTATATCATTACGGGGCTTGTAGTAGCCATTGTCGCAATATTGGGCGTGGGCGCTACATACTTAAACTATGAGCGCAGAAAATACGAGCGCAAGCTGACCGAGCAGGCAAAGGGAACGGCAGAAAATGAAAAGAGAAAAGCGGACATTATCACAGAGGCAGAAAGGGACAAGAGCGAAGTGCGCACGGGTGACCATGCTCACGATTTGCATACTATGGCTGACAAGTTGCACGAGTACGCGAACGCCGGGAAGTAGCCCGAAATATTACCCGCCCGACCCGTACGACGAAACGGGCGCGCTGGTATGGGAATACGACGCAGAGCGCGACGTGGTAATAGTTCCGTATTGGTATTGGGAAAAAGTCTTTGACTACATCGCCAACACACAAGCGGGGCAAAAAATTGCAGAGTAACTGACACAAAACAGTCAAAAAAATGACTATAAGAGCAGGAGGAAACCAACGTGAAAACATGGGGAATCATTGGCGCGCTATTTTTTGTAGCAGCGGTCACCGTAGGTTATTTCTGTAACTTTGACGGCGCTATTATTATCGAAATCGGAGCGGCAGCGTTCGGACTTTGTAGTTTGGTAATCGGCGCAATTAAGAGCGGAAAAACCAAGAATGTAAAAACATGGAAAACCGTTTTAATTATTTGCTTTGCAGTAATTGGCGGCGTTTTGTGCTGTATTGGCGGATTGAGCCAAAATATTTTTGCAGAATTAGCAGGCGCAGCACTTGCTTTGTTGGCCGTAATTTTTGGCGTAATTTTTGCAAAAACAAAATAACAATTTAAAAACAATAAGCCCTGCGGGCGGTAATCGCACCTACTACCCGCGGGGCGTTCTTTGAAAACATCGCGCAGATTGGCGCGTTAAAAATAAATCTTACCTATTGCCACGGCGGTGGCGTAATAAAAACGCGTAAGGGGACAAAATGAAAAGAGAAGAACTGACAGCAGCAGGCTTGACCGACGAACAGGTCGAAAAGGTCATGAAACTTAACGGTGACGACATCAACCGCGAAAAAGCAAAATATAGCGATTATGACGACATCAAGAAACAGCTTGAAAAAGCAAACGCGACAATTGACGGTATGAAAGACTACGAGGACGTAAAAGCCAAAGTCACACAGTACCAGCAGGAAGCGGAAAACGCCAAGAAAGAGGCGGCTGCAAAGGTTCAGCAGTTGCAACTGCAGGCAAAAATCAAAGACTTTACAGGCAATAAAAAGTTTGTAAACGATTTGACACGCGACGCAATCAACGCCCAGCTTGAAAAGGCATTGAACGACGACGCAAACAAGGGCAAGTCTTTAGACGATTTGCTTAAGGCACTGACCGACGGAAAAACGGACATTTTCAAAGATGAGAATACACCGACACCGCCGACAGTTACAAACATGGCAGCTGCAGGAGTGCAGCCAGCACCGGCAACACAGCCGGCAGCAGCACCGAAAGCAAGCTGGAACAGATTTAAAGGCTAAGGGAGATTTAACACTATGGCTAATAAAATGAATTATGCAGAGCAGTGGTCAGACGAACTGCTGCAGATCATCGACGACGGCGCTTACTCAAGCCCGTTCTTGACACCAGCGGAACGCGTAAAGTGGACAGGCGCAAAGACATTCCATTTTACACGCATGGACGTAAGCGGTTTTAAAAACCATTCACGCGACGGCGGATATAACCGCGGTTCAGTAATCGAGGAAGACAAGGACTTTACACTTGAGCACGACCGCGACGTAGAGTTTTTTGTGGACGCTGCAGACATCGACGAGACAAAGCAGACTGCAAACATTCAGAACGTTTCACGCGTATTTACACAGAAACATTCTGCACCCGAAACAGACGCCCGCTTTTTTGAGCGCGTAGCAAAGGCAGCAATTGCCGACGGCTTCTATGAGACAATGACAGGCTTTACAGCTGGCAACACATACAGCCGTTTGGTAAAAATGTTCCAGCGCAAAGAGCTTAAAAAATATCGCGCTATGGGCGGATTGATTGCTTATGTATCGGGCGAGATTATGGACTACTTGGAATCAAGTACAGAAATCACAAAGACCCTTGATATTAAGACACAGTCAATCAACGAAAAGCAGGGAATTGAAACACGTATCGCAACAATCAACGGCGTAACAATCATCGAGGTTGTAGACGATACACGCTTTAATACATCGTTCGACTACAGCGACGGCTTTGTGGGTAACGGTTCAAAAATTAACGTACTTATCGCACACCCTAGCATGGTAAAGACCGTAAACAAAATTTCATCAATCAAGTTTTGGGCTAACGGTACACACACAGAGGGCGACGGCGACCTTTACCAGCGCCGCGAATATTGGGACACTTTCGTGTTCCCTAACGGCTTAGACGGCAAGTGCGACGCGGTATATGTAAACATCGAATCAAGCGACCCAAGCGTTGCAAACTATCCAAAGAATACATATACAGTAGCCGGACAGAAGCTGAAGACAACAGGCACAGACGTAGCAATTAGCGCAGGCGGAACAGGCGGCGTTGATTATACAATCGAATTGACAGGCAAGCCGGGAGCAGTAAGCGCAGAAGCAGCTGCAGCAATCGGCTGGGACGAAGCCGTTAAATATGCAGATGTATTCTGCGTAGAAATCGGCGACGACGACGCATACTACGGACGCGGCGAAAGCAAGGTTACAAGCGGAATGTCAGCAATTACTGACAACGACGTCGTAACAATCGGCGGCACACGCTACCTTGTAGTGGCTAAGGGCTTGAAAGCAGATAAGTCAATGGACGGCGGCGCATATTTCAGCGTAGGTACAGCGGCTGCAACAGTAACAAAGTCTTACATCATCGACGCAAGCGGCGTTACTTTGGCATAGCGTAAGGACGGCAGAACATGGCACTTTTTGACAATGTAACATTTACATACTATACGGGAACGTTAGGACGCACGAAAGTGCCAAGCGAAGCCGTCTTTAATGAGTACAAGCTGGAAAATGAGCTATATATCAAGCGGCTTATAGGCGACGGTTTAATTATCGAACGCGAGGCCGGCGGATATGACAACGCGTGCTGCATGATGATTGAAGAAGACTATTGTGCAGCACAGGCAGAGAGCGGAGCGGACGACGTGCAGACATCGGAAAGCATAGGCGGTTACAGCTACAGCGTGAGCGCCAAAGCGTCAGAAATTGCGATAGAGAAAAACGCATTGAGTAAGGACGAAAAAAAATATAAATGGCTTTCCCTTTTCTGCGAAGTAACAAACGGCAGGCGGTAGAATGATAAAGAGCGACTTACTTATACATTCTGTACGCGTATTGAGCCAAAGCGGAATTGACCGCGACGGCAACAAGACGACGACCGAAACCGTAATAAATCACGTCCGCGTGGAGTATTACAACGCAGTGACACAGGGCACGGCGGGGGCGCAGGCAGCGGACACAATGACGTTATTTTTAGATCCAGCCCTTGCGGAATATCAGACAACGACAGGCGAAAGCGCAGCGGCGGTTATACCAGCCGAGGGCGACGCGGTAGTTTTTGAGGGGAAGCAATACGAGGTCAAAAAGGTAACGCCACGGAGCACGCGAAAAAGCGCGGTAATACATCATTACGAGGTGGATTTAACATAATGGCAGGATTGACGTTTAACGCGAAATCGGTATTAAACGAGGCGGAAATCAAAGCGAAAACAGCCGGCGAAATAAAGCGTTTACAAGCACCGCTTGACGCTATGGTGCTGGCGGATAGTAACTATTTCTGCCCGATTAAAACGGGAACGTTGCAGAAATCGGCCATAATAAATACACAGATAGGCAGCGGCGAAGTCAAGTGGGTAACACCATACGCACGCAAGCAATACTATGAATATTCAAAGCCGGCATACCAGCCGAACCCAAACGCCTGCGGGCGGTGGTTTGAAGCGGCAAAAGCGCGCTGGCTTGATAAATGGGTAAGGTTCATAAATGAGCAGCTTAAACGTAGCTAATATTATAAATACATGGGTAGAAACAGAATTGTCCCTGCCCTTTACAATTTATAACGACGTAATACCCGACAGCACCGGGGACGCGGCGTGTTTGAGGCACGACCCAGCACCGGCAGCAGAAAGGCGCTACACGGACGGCACGCGGCTGCTTAAATGGAACTTGACTTATTATATACGCTGCAAGAACCGAACGAACGCGAGGGACTACGCGTATAACATCACAGAGAAGCTGGACGGCGCGGAAATCACCGACCAAGCAAGCGGGGTCAAGATTGAGTGCGAGGCGCAGACGCTCCCGCAGTTTATCAGCCTTGACGATAAGCAAAACACAATCTACAGCGCGGCCGTTACGGTAACGTATTTAGAGCCGGGCGAGGGAGAATAAGACTATGAGCGATTTAGTTAAAAAGACAAAGGTTGTACCATTCATCAACGGCGGAACAGCGGCACTGCCAAGCTGGAAGCAGATTAAGAAAAGTACAACTTTCACACTTTCATTGAATCCACAGACAAAGACCTTTGATTTTATTTCATCGGAAAACCCCGAAGAAGAAATTGAAAGCTACCAGCCAAGCCTTGCGCAGTCAATCACCATGTTTAAAGGTGAAGACGACTACCAAGAGTTTTTTGACATGATTTTTGAACGCCCTACAGGCGAAAGCGCACACCGCGAAATCTTGCTGGCGTTCTACATGGAATCATACACCACAACAGGAGAAACCCCGGTTACATACTATAAGGCATGGCGCGTTGATAGTTTGGTAAAACTCAACAACATGGACACCGTAAACGAATCTATCGACGTAGATTTGAGCCTTAACGTAATTACAAAGGGCGCTGTTACAGTATCAAGCGGCACACCTACGTGGGTGGCTGGTACATGGAGCGACGGCGTATTTACACCAGCGGCTTAGTTTAATGATTGATTTATTGAAAGCGAAGCTCCCGCAGGCCGTACAGGTTGGCGGGGGCTATTTTAAAATACACACAGATTTTCGCTATTTTTTAATCTTACAGGAAAAGCTGGAAGACAAAACAACGCCGATAAACGGCTTTGATTTTATGTACATCGGGGAAGTACCACCGAGCAGGCTTGAGGGAATCCGGGCTTTAATCGAGTTTATGAACCCGAAAAGCGAGCTGCCGAGGCGGACGGGCGACGAAATCAGCGAGGCCGTTTTAGATTATCACATAGACGCGGACTACATCTACGCGGCGTTTATGGAGCAATACGGCATTGATTTAAGCGAAGCACCGTTACATTGGTACAAGTTCCAATCATTGCTTAGAGGGCTGCACGATACAAAATTAAATACGATTATCGGGTACAGATTGTGGCGGAATGAAACGGGCAAAAACGACAGATACACGAAAAGCCAAGAGAAGCTGAAAGAGGCGTGGCGGCTACCACAGAAAGAAGACGAAGAAGCGGACGAAGCGCTTAAAGCGTTCGAGGCACAATTAAAGAGGTAAACAATGGCAGACGGCGAAGTTAAAATAGACACCAAACTAGACACGAGCGGGGTCGATAAGGGACTAAAAGACCTTAACAAGAAATTAGGCGACGCCGAGCAGAATATAAATAAAAGCACAAAAACAACGGGCAAGTTTACACAAGCCCTTAAAAACATGAACCCCGCGACAATTGCAGCAGGCGCGGCGGTTGCAGGCGTAGCCGTAGCCGTAAAAAAAACCGTAGACGTTTTAAACGATTGTGAAAAGGCGTATAAAGTACAGATAAAGGCAGAGCAAAGCCTTGCAATAGCGGCAAAAAATAACCCATATTTGAACGACGAAAGCGTCCACAATTTACGCAATTTTGCAAGCGAACTGCAGAGCGTTTCAGAAATTGGCGACGAAGTAAGCATTAAAGTAATGAGCCAGCTCGCAGCCACAGGTCGCACCGAAGAAGAAATTATGCAGATTATGAGTGCGGCGGCAGATATGGCGGCCGTTACGGGCGAGGACATCGCAAGCGCTGCAACAAAATTAAACGCGACATTAAACGGAAACGCCGGACAATTAGGGCGTCAGATAACAGAAATAAACAACCTTACAAAAGCAGAACTCGAGAGCGGAAAAGCCATAGAAATAGTGGCGCGACAGTATAAAGACGCGGCGCGATCTACGGCAGACGTAAACGTCCAGCTTTCTAATTCATGGGGAGATTTTAAGGAAAATATAGGACGCGGCTGGAGTAATGTCACACAGCCGGTTAAACAATTTTTCTTAGACGTATTAAACAGTATCAACGAGGCGACCGCAAAAACAAACGCATTGAAAGACGCGGGCGCAAAGGACGCAGCAGGCACGGCAACGGCGGCCGATACAAAGATATTGCTCGACGACGCACAAAACAGGCTTAACCAATTAAAAGAAATAAACAATAACTATGTAGAAGACGCAACGGAAACCGTAAAGAGCCTTGAAGAATTGCAGGCCGAGTGGGACGCCAAATACGGCAAAATGAATCCACGCATGAGGCGCGAGAGCGGCGCACCAGCACGCCCGACATCTACAGGAACGGCAAACAAAAAAGGCGGCGCTTATCTGAAAGCAGCGGCACAGGAAAACGCGGGCGAAATCAAAGAGCTTGAAGACGAGGTCGCACGCCTTACCGAACAATACAACACATTAAAAGAGGCAGAAGACGCAGCCGCAAAGGCAGCGCAGGAAGCGGCAACAGCGGCACAGAAAAAGGCAGACGCACAACAGCGCGACAAAGACGCGGCGCAATACATCACAGACAACACAAAGGCACTTAACGCGCAGATTGAGGCTATTAAATTAAAGGCAAGCGTTACCGGGGAAGAAATAGACGCGGGCGAAATGTATAACGCCTATATGCAAAGTTATATTGATTTAATCACGAAATCAAACGGCCTTGTCACAGAAAACAACACAGCAGCAAAAAACAGGCTGGCGACATTACAGGAGTGGGCGCAGAAAGCCGCAGACGCGGCCACAGAAGAAGAAAGGCTTAACGCAGCATTAAAAGCGCAGGAAGAAGCCGAAAAACTCCTGCAAGAGGTCAACGGCTTAAAGAACCTTTCATATTTTGACGAATACGCAAAGAAGCAGGAAGAACTTAAACAGTTGACCGAGGAAGTCAACAACAGCGAAGTTTTAAGCGAACAGCAGAAAGCGGACGCAATGCTGGAAATTGACGAGGCATACGCACAGAATAAAAAAGACCTTTTCAACAATATCACGCAAGAGGTCAACGGCTATATACAGCAGACGGCAGACATAGCAAAAGAAGCCGGCGACCTTATGCTGGATAATTTGAAATCACAGACAAACACCGAGCTTATGGAACTCGACAAGAAATATGAAGCGGGCGAAATGAGCGAGGAAGAATACTACGAGAAACAAAAGCAGATACAGCAGAAAGCAGCGCGCGAGGAATACAAAATTAAAATGTTTCAATGGACGGCTTCTATGCTGGCGGCAACGGCGAACATTGCCGAGGGTGTGTCTAAGGCAATTGCACAGGGCGGAGTTGCGGGAATCGTAACGGGCGCGCTTGTAGCGGCAGCCGGGGGCGTACAGCTGGCGTCAATCATTGCGTCAAAACCTACCCCGCCGAACTTTTACAAGGGCGGCGTTATTGGAGGCGCAAACGGTGCGACAATGGGCGGCGACAATACATACATACACGCACGGTCGGGCGAAATGGTGCTAAACGCAACCCAGCAGCGCAACCTTTGGGACATGATAAACGGACAGGGCGGACGCGGGGAAACATCGCTGGACTTGACCGTGAATAATACGCAATCAAATAAAGTTGATACACAATTCAGAGAAGAAGACGGCGCGGTTATTTTGGATATTGTCGACAAGCGGGTAAATAAGGGATTTATTGACGGCACGTTTGACGGCGGCTATGCAAGTATGCTGGCGCGACAAGAGGGGGAACGAATACTATGAGCGTAGCGTGGGACACAACAAACTTACCGCTTAAGAAATTATACGGCGTACAGACGGGTTACGTAGATAACGCAATCAAGACGGAATACGACAGCGGGCGCGTGGTAATGGTACAGAAGAACTCCAAGAACAAGCGCCGTTATAACGTATCATACGCGGCAACAAAGACGCAGGAAACGGCGTTTTTTAATTGGTATGAGAATACGCTGGGCGGAAATGCGGGGACGTTCACCTGTACGAGCTTACGGGGCGACAATACCCAGCAGGAATACAGAATAGAGGGCACGCCGACAAGTTCGGGCATGAACATAAAAGAAATAAACATGGTGTGGGTTGAAGTATGACAAGTAACGAAATCTATAACAATTTATTCCACGGCGGCGCGTTTTCATTGCCGTACTTGATCCGGCTGTATCACCCGAATTACGGGGCGCTGTATTTTGTAAACAATAACGAGGATATAGTCTACGGCGGCAACACATACAAGGCGAGCGGGTTTAAATACACCAAGCCGAAAACCATAGGCGGGGTTTTACAAAACGGCAGCCTTGAAATAACGGCCATAGATAACGAGGCTATCGACATTATAGACAGCAGCGACGAACTGTTTGAAGTAATGGCGGTGGGAGTAATCAACGACGGGAACGTTACGCCGATTAAGGCATTTAAGCACCAATACGGCAGCGCAACAACAGACGAACAAATGAAAATAACTATCACGTTCACGAATGACGACCGGCTGGGAATGGTATTCCCGCCGTATGTTTTCGATGCAGAAAACAACCGGGGCAACGCATAAAACCTTAAAAAAAATGACTATAAGAGCATGATAGAAATAAATGATTTAATCGGCACACCGTACCGCGACCACGGACGCGACGCGGCGGGATATGACTGCTACGGTTTAGCGATTGAGGTGGCGCGGCGGTTTGGCTATAAGCTAAACGACGTAATTTATGAGAATCACGACATAGAGCTGAGCGCGCAGAATGTACCCACGTTAAATATTACACCGATAGAAGCACCACGCGAGGGTGCAATTATCGAAATGGAAACGGGCAACGAGCTGCATATAGGAATATGCTTAAACGCGCGCGAGTTTATCCACATGACGCGAAACGGCTGCAGAATAAACCAAATAGGGGCTATTAAAGTAAGGGGCTATTATGGCATTGATACACGTATTTGACGGACTTAATCATAACACATCATACACATTCAACGGACGCCTGCGCGACCACATAAAGGGCGTAAATTGGGAAAATAGTATTATTTTACGTGGGGGCTACAGAGTAGACGCAGACTATGAAGTCCAGCCCGACGACATTATTTATGTACGTAAGACACCAGCAGCGGCCACAACGGTGGCAATCGTAGCTATTGCAGCCGTAGCAATTACGGCGGGTGTAGTAGCGGGCGTTTCCATTTACAAGCAGTTGCAGGCAGAAGAGGAAATGGAAGCGGCGCAGAAAGCAGCAAAAGCGGGCGCAGAGCAGACCGGCAAGCTGCCGTTTGTAAAGGGCGCGAGAAACCAAGCGGCCACAGGTCAGACTTTCCCTTATATAATCGGCGAAACATTATTTACACCGTACAGGCTTTGTCCGGCGCATTACACTATAGCAGGCGCAAAGGGCGAGGAACAGTTTTACAACGTAGTTTTAGAGTGCGGATATAATAACCTTGTAATTGATAAAATCAAAATGGGCGAAACCGTAATAAAAGCGTTCAGCGGCGACGCACCACAAAACGGGGAATACAGCTGGGACGAGGGCACATATTACGACGAGCGCAACAAAATAGAAATCAGACAGACGGGCGACTTCATCAACGCGGATTTTAACGAAAAAGTTGTTATGACAGAATTAACCGAGGAAATCCCGCACGAGCACGCGTCGAGCGACCCGGACGAAAACGCACGTATTGAGGCAAAGTGGCAGGCAGGCGTCGTGCAGGAATTGCCGAGCCGACCAATGAAAGTGGAATTGATAGTGCTATTTGACGGCCTGCAGAGATACGACGACGGCTGGAAAAGTCAAACAATCACACTACAGCCACAGTGGACGAACAACCCGGACGCAGCAAGCCCGACTTGGCACGATTTTGACACGGGCTTTATTCAGAACGGAACGGCGTCAAACGAGTTTACATACAACACCAAGCAGCAAATGAGATACAGCGCGGTGCAGACATTCACGGCGGCGCAGGCATACGGCAAAAAAATAAGCGTAAGAGTTCGCCGAACTACACCAAAGGCAGAGAGCAACGCAAAGGACACCGTTTATTTATTGGCGGTACAGACTACCTGCTACGACGCGAAAAAGAGTACATCATCAAGCCTTGTGGCCGCTAAGGTATTGGAAGACGCAGAGCGCGACAAATGCACCCGCTTAGGAATCCGGGTGGCAGCAAACGCGAACACCAGCGGCAACCTTGACGCGTTCAGCATTATAACAAGAGCCTGCGCGAGAACATGGAACGGCAGCGCATGGACGAGCGCAAGAACCCCGACAAGCAACCTAGCCGCGTGGGTTTTGGAAATTATGACAAGCAGCAAGCACGCGCCGAGCAAATACGAAGACAGCGAGCTGGATCTTGCAACCTTTGGCGAATGGTACACATATTGTCAGACGCAGGGGTTCAGAGCCGACGGCGTTATATGCAGACCGACAAAGAAAAAGTCAATCATTGAAACGCTATGCAAAAACGGAAACGCGGCGCTGGTATTCAATCCAATGACGGGAAAAATTGAGGTCGCAATAGATAACGGGCGCGACTATTCAATAGCGCTATTAAATAGCGACACAATACAGACAATAAGCACCACAAAAGAGTTCAAGCGCAAGACAACGGGCAAAAAAGTCACATACGTAAACAAGGACGAGGACTACGACGCCGACAGCGTTATTTTTATGCGCGACGGTGGGGACTACGACCCACAGACCGACACCTTAACACAGACGGCGCTGGAATATATCACGACATACCAGCACGCGTTTAAATACGCATGGCGACAAATGGCCGAGGAAATGACACAGCCACGAGTGGCAACGGTAAAGGTTGGACGAGAGGCGGCATATTACCCGATTTTTTCACGCGTAGAACTCCAGCACAAAAGCCTTAAAATTGGACTTTCGCACGGTAAAATAACGGGCTTGAAATGGCAGAGCGGACTATTAAAAGAAATCTACATAGAGGGCACGGTGACGTTCCCGGCAAATGTAGCCTGCGGCGTAATCATAAACTGCGTATCAGACAGCGGGCGCGGACTATGCGCGCTTAAGGTAACAGGAACGGGCACAACGTCAACGCTGACCGTTACTACAACGATACGACAGAGCGCGGATATAATACCACGCGCGGGCGACTATTTCAGTTTTGGCAAGCTGGACAACGACGGCAATTTTACGACCGTAACAAACACAATGAAAATTACAAACGCCGAGGAAACAGACGACGGCTACACATTGACGCTGGTCGACTACAACGCGGCGCTGTATACATACGGCACATTGCCAGAATATAAAAGCAATCTCACCAAAACGCCGGACGGTTCAAAAAAGACCGTAGAAAGCCAGCGCGACTACGTACAGCAGGGCGAGGCCGAGGCACTAGCCAGCGGAGCTGTACAGGCTGCGGTTGATACGACAATAAAGGGCGTAAGATTTACGAACGTATACAAGGTTAAGCCCGTAGAAATGAGCCTAGAAGAAATCGTCGCAAAAATGGACGCGGACGCGAGAAACGCGAGCGCTTCTATAAGCATAAGCGAGGACGCAATTTTATTAAAGGTTGAGGACTTGGACGAACAGCAGCGCGCATTTATCAGCCTTACAAAATCGCAGATATTGGCACAGGTTGACGACATGGCGCAGGAATTAACGGGCTTAATATCAGTACAGGCGGGCGCAGTAACGGCGCTTGTAGAGGGCGGCGGCGCAAGCGGCAGTATGAGCCTTTCGTTAAATCTGCCTATTATGATAGACGCAACCACACGCGCGAAGCTGGTAAACGCTAGCACCGAGGCAAAAGTAGCGGCGGTATATGCGCTTATTGAGGGCACGGAATACTACGGCATAAAAGGCAACGCAAGCGACCAAGCCGTAAAAGCATTGTGGGACGACGCGGTAGCGGGCAACCTTATAGCGTCACAGATTGTACTTGACGCCGACCAAGTAAACATTGCAGGAAAAACCATATTTACATCACAGAAAACGGCGAGCCTTGCGGACACGGCTCAAAGCAACGCAGAAGCGACTGCGGCGAGCCAGCGTAACGAAATGGCGACCAAGCTCGGCTATGCTTCATACGACGCAATGGTGACAGCAGCAGCACAGGGGCAAACCATTATAGACGGCGGGTATTTGAAAACCGCGCTGATTGAGGTAGACGAACTATTATCGCAGAACATCACGCTGAAACAGAACGGCTACATCAGAAGCTCAAACTATGCCGAATCGAGCGGCTACCCGACAGCGGGCTTCATGCTGGATTGTGTGAACAATATTATCAAAGCGTATCAGATGAAAGCCGTAGGGGGGACTTTCAAAGAGGGTTTTTTTGAGGGGTTACTTGATTGTGGAGTTTTTAAAGTAAAAAAAGATACAGTGCAAGTAAACATTGTTTATTACAGCACTTCTCAGAAATCCGATTTTGAAAATTATTATACTGATAAATGGGGACTTGATTATAATTATACAGGAAGCGTAGCAGGGCTTTACGGTACTAACGCTTATATTAGGGTTGGAAATACTAGATATGAGAATATTCAAATATATATATTTAATAACAGAGCTACATCAATATATTTTTATGCGTACAACGACATAAATAACAAGATAGAGATATATTCAGCGTCGGGTTCTGCAGCAGTAATCTCGGAAATGTATTACCCATTTTGGATAGAATATTATCAACAAAATGCGGTTATAGCAGAATTTGCCAATTTGCCGATTTTTGACCCCCACTCTTCGGGAATGGTATGGAATCAAAACGGAAATCTAAGAATTTCAGAGGGATAAAAACTAGAGCCGCCAACTTAATGCAAAATAATAGCACTGTTGCGGCGGCAGAATCCACTATTGTTTTAATGATTGCCATTTTTCAACAGTGGCAATCATCGCAGATTTTACATTTTTCTTTATTTCCAGTTTATCCGTTCTAGAATCCGTACCAACAAAGGAAACCGTAGGACTATCTGATTTTAGAATATTATAAAGGGCATTTGCAGAAACATTATCAAGAGTTGCAATATAACGCTCACGAACAAATACTTTTTTTAGATTTTTTACTTCTTCGTGCCTATTGCCATTATCAATTTTAAGCCTTCCGCCTTTCCCGTCAAGGAAAACAAGCGAATTGATAAACAGCCAATCTTTATACTGATAATCAGCAATACAAACAAGATTGTTACCAGTTATTGACAGCCGAATATTTTCGCGTTCCCCGCTCATGTTATCCTTTAGGTTGTAAAAATAACCCAATTCCATATCCTCATGTGTAATCATTCTAACATCGGCGACATCATCATAGACAGTTTTAAAATTATCCCCGCTACTTGAATCTGCGACATTTGTACTGCCACAGCCAACAAAAACAAGCAACGCTGACAACAAAACAATAATTGATTTTTTCATTTTCGGTAAACCTCGTAATTTAATTTTTTTTAAGAAATATTCAAAAGCTATTTGAAAAAAAACGAAGATTATGTCGAATTATCGGCAAAAACAGGCACAGACAGGAAGCACAAGACCGTACAGACCATTAAAGCAATTTTGCTTTTCACTTTCTCCCCCCCCTACCAATGTATAGTAAACATCGCAAGGGTTGATATAAATTAAGATTTGAATGATTTATTATAACACGAACAGCGGGAAAAGCAACTTGTTTCTATCCCGCCCGTATTGTAGCCCGCCCGCTATGAGTATCGGCGTAGAAGTATCTATACAGCAATTCTTTTTCTACAATCGGCATAGAATCCCCCACACAATCCGTTATTGGCTCGGCCAGCTCCACCCCGTAATATTTACCGCCCATAAACGCGCGCAGGCCGTAGCGTTCATTAAGGCATAAAGTGAAATCGACACAGGCAGCGCGGGGAGCTACGAGGCGGAATAAATAGCCATGATACACAAATGAGCCGTCGGCGCGGGTTTTCTTTTCAGCTTTTACGGACATGAGAAAATCAAGGTCAACGGCAGGAGCGGCGCGCCAATGTTTCGCGGAATCGGCAGCAGGCACGGCAAAACGGGCGTTATAATCATCGACAAAGGTTTTAAGGAAAGCGTTAGCGGCGGGGATTGTATCAATACCAAGATAGCGGAAAATAAAAGGCAGACGCCCCTGCAGAGTTTCCCACAGCCGTTCTATGCGCCCCTTTGCCTCCGGGGACAATGCGGCGATTAAATCTATTTTCAATTCCAGCGCCATTTTCTGCCATTCTGTAGGTTTTTCACGCATACCCGCGAGCTGTTCCTGTATTGAGACTTTTTCAAGGCTATCTTTAATATTAAAAAAACATGTAGATTTATCAGAATAAAGCGCCCGGGGGAATCCGCCGAAACGCTCCGAGGTTTGGCGCAACATTTCATTATAGCCGAGTTTACATTCATTCACGCACATATAAAGCGCCGTAATTTTATGAGTGGCGTCATCAATTCCGCCATGTATGCAGGTTTTTTCTTTGCCGATAAACCATTCATGTTTTGAGCCGTCAATCTGTACGAGGTCACCTTCACAGGGGCGTTCCTTACGGGGTAAATGTTTTTTCTTTTCGCGTACAGGAATACGGGCACGCGGGGAGACAATACCAGCAGCAGAGAGAGCTTTATAGACGGTAGTATATGACGGGGAATAGCCGAGAAAATCCTCGCAATCATCACGGAAAGCACCAAAGGGAGTGCCACAAAAAAGCTGGTAATCACGCGCTATTTTTTCATAATCGTATTTTTTCGCGCGTTTTTTCCCCGCATTACCGTGCACAAACACGGCGTAACCGCACGCGTTAAAGCGCGATTTTAAGCGCCGTACGGAGCGGTCAGTTATACCAATTTTGCGGGAACATTCAGCGGTTGAGATAAGACCGGCGGCGCACATGGGAATATATTTAATTTTGAGTTCTACGAGCGCAATAGACACGTAAGACTTAACGGCACGTCAACGCGGAAACTTTAGCAAAAAATCAGAGAAAAAAACAGAAAACACGCCACGTTACACGCGCGTCAAATTGCCGTCAAATAAAACGTAATTCTTTATATTATAAGGATTTACACACTTGCATAGAATTGTATGCAAATGCACACAATAGTATACAATAGCACACAATTGCATACAATTGCACCGACTTGCAGACAGTAGCACACAACAGACCACAAGCGGACACAGAAAAACACAAGCGGGGTGCAAAATCCTATATATTGCTTTTTGCAGGCGTTTGCACTATGTATATGTATTTGTATATGAATATGTATTTGTATCTGTATTTGAATATGAATATGTACATGTACTTGTACATGTACATGATTATGTATTTGTATATGAGTGCGCTGGCGCGCCGTTCGCCACCAGCTACACAAAAACCGAGGTTAAAAAAAATGTATCGGACTTTTTAAAAAACGCTTGACAATCTCGACAACATGTAATAAAGTCCTATACGTAAGCACGTAAGGACTTTTATTTTTTGCGATGTTAAATAAACGCCCTTACTAGACCGAGGGCGTTTAGCCGCAGCGGTTACCAGCAAGGCAACATCGCAGCCGAGCTGGTTATTTTTTTTAAGTACATGGGGGTCTAGAAAATGTACGAAGCACAAAAAGCAATAATCACAAAAAGACGTAACGGCGAGATCACACGCCAGCAATTCTGCCACGCATGGGCACAGCTACAGGGCTTTGACGACACGGTCAAGGGCTACGGAAATAAACACGGCACATTTATAACTTATCGCGGACGAACCGCAAGAATCACAAACGGCCTTTTAGTTTGGGGCGAAAATCACAAGACACACACAGCAAAAACAATCCACGACATGAAAACAAAAATTGACATTTACGCGCAGGGGGTGAAATGGACTTAAAAAAAGACATTCCCGAAAGCGTAGTAATTGGCGAAGTAAAGGCAATTATCAAGGCAACGGGAATAAAGCTCCAGCGCATAAACACGGGCTGCTTTGTAATCGGCACGGGAAGAAACCGGCGGTTTATTAAAACGGCAGACGCGGGAACATGCGACTTTGAGGGCTACGACATGAGGGGACGGTTCTGCGCAATCGAATGTAAACGCCCGGTGGGCGGGAAATTATCGGCGGCGCAGAAATGGCGAATAGACGACATCAACGCAAAAGGCGGGGTGGCGTTCGTTGCACACAGCGGCGAGGAAGCATTAAAGCAGCTGCAAGAACGCGGGTGCTTATGATTGGGGCGGAAAGCAAAAGGGTTTTTACAGGATTTTCCCCTTTGGGCTTTTATTACGGGCTACCCTACCAGCCTGTAACAGCGGGTTCGAATCCCGCCCGTTTTCGTAAAGGAATTGACTGCAGCAAGACCTTTAAAAATCCAATTTTTCGAGGTGCGAAAATGAAAAAATGCGAATTACAGGAAATAGCGGACAAGCTGGCCGACACATACGGCAACGACCGCCATTTTGAAATTATCAAGGCCGAGAAAAGCGGCAATTATTGGAATCTGACAATTGCGGCAGTAACAGACACAGCGGCAGAAAATGACGAGGGGGCAGACAATGAAAGTGACAAATAAATTAAATCTGCCTGCGGCCTTTGTAAACGCCGTAAGCGTAAGACGCCACAACGAGCCGGGTTGTTTTTCAGCTACAACACTTAACAAGGGCTGTAAAGAAATTATTTTGAACGACCGCCATTTTGACGAAATCGAAGTGGACGCAGCCGACCAAGTGTGGGCGGTATGGGGTACAGCGGTTCACGCCGTACTTGAAAAGCAGCCGGATAATAACTTTCACGAGGAAAGTTTTAAAGTGCCGGTCGGTAATGGATTTGTAACGGGACAGGTCGACAGCTACGACATGGAAAACGCGACAATTTACGATTGGAAAACGGCCAGCGTTTGGAAGGTTCAGTTTGCAGATTTTGACGATTGGAGACGGCAGGGCATGACATACGCGTGGCTGCTTAAGCAGTGCGGGCTTGAGGTAAAAAAATGCGTATTTATTGCATTGCTTAAAGACCACAGCAAGAGCAAGGCGAAGAAAGACCCGAGCTACCCGCAAGAGCCGGTTTACCGCTATGAGTTCGAAGTTACCGACGAGGAACTCCAGCAGACCGAGGCGCGAATTATTGCGAAAGTAGCGGAAATCGAAAACGCCTATAAATTGGGCGACGACGATATAGAGCCATGCTCGGCAGAAGAAAGGTGGGCGGACGATGAAAAGTGGGCGGTTATGAAAAACGGCAGAAAAACCGCAATTAAACTTTTTGACAATTCAGCAGACGCTGACGCAATGGCGGGCGAAATGGGTAACGCATACTACGTGGAGCACCGCCCGGCAATCAGCAGAAAGTGCGGCGATTATTGCGCATGTAAAGAGTTCTGCAATTTTTATAAAAACATGAGACACGACGGGGGCGAAGAATGAACGAGGACGTAAAGAGAGCCGTAGAAAAAACGCAGGCACTTATCGAAACCGCAATACTCGCGCTCGACAAAATCAACGAAACAGAGGCTAACAACGTAGCCGAGGTATTACGCGAAACACGCGAATATACAGACAAGTTATACGCAGAAATCTGCGAGGGGGAATAAATGACAGACATTAACCACATCGTAGTTATCGGACGGCTTACACGCGATTGTGACTTTGGATATATCACCACAGGAACAGTGCGCGCAAATATCAGCATTGCGGTGAACGAGAGCCGCAAGGGACAAAACGGCTGGACTGACTACCCGAATTATTTTGACGTGACAATATGGGGCAAGACAGCGGAGAACTTGAAGTCGTATTTAATTAAGGGCAAGCAAGTAGCCATTGAGGGACACCTGCAGCAGCAGAGGTGGGAAAAGGACGGCCAAAAGTTCAGCAAGATCGTAATTATTGCGGACAATGTAGAACTTTGTGGCGGACGCGAGGGAAACGGACAGAGCGCACCTGCACCACAGCAGAGCGCCCCGCAACAGTACGCGCCACAGACCAGCGCGCCGGAATATTCACAGCCGACACTTGGCGACGAGTTCCCGGAAGACATACCGTTTTAATTTTGGGGGTGCAGCATGAAAGAAAAGGCAATTGACATTTACGAGAGTTTGGCACGCCCGCCAAAAGACGCCCTGCGCGAAATACAGGCGGGAAAACTTAAAGGCAAAACGGATATAAACCCACAGTGGCGCTATAAAGCTATGACGGAAAAGTTCGGGCTTGTAGGAATCGGCTGGAAGTATGAGGTGCAGAAATTGTGGACGGAAGCCGGAGCAGGTAACGAAAAGCTGGCGTTTGCGCAGGTTGCCGTTTTTGTAAAAGACGGGGACGCATGGAGCGAGCCTATTGTGGGAATCGGCGGGTCAAAACTTGTACAGTTTGAAAAGGGCGCAGCCGTAAGCAATGACGAGGGCTACAAAATGGCCGTAACGGACGCGTTCAGCACAGCCCTTAAAATGCTGGGAGTTGCGGCGGATATTTACGCCGGACGCTGGGACGGCACGAAATACAACGACGAACCACAGACACCACCACAGCAGCAGAGCACACCACAGCAGCCACCTGCACCACCGAAAAAACAGCCCGCAAAGTTTGCGTTTGAGCCAAAGGGCGGAGAGACCACACCGGCAGAAAAGAAAGAGCTGGGCGGCCTGCTTTCCACAAAGTACCCGGACGGCGGCGCGGTATTCAGCAAGGCAGAGGCAAAGAAATATAGCGACATGCGCAAGGACTACACAGCGCGGGAAGTTATCGAGACTATACGGCGCGACCTTAACGCAAGGCTTAACCCAATGTCACAAATGCAGACAGCGGGCGACGTAATGAGAGCGCAGGCACAGCAGGCGCAGCAGTTACCGCCACAGGTTGAGGCAGTAAAAGAGGCGTTCAACGGCGAAGTGGTAACACCGCCACAACAGCCGGGCTTTGACGACATGCAGCCGGTGGATCAGAGCGAGCAAGGCTTTGACATCTACTAAGGGCGGGCGGATATGGTGCAATACGTTTTAAGGCGGGTAAACATCGCGGGCAAAATCGCGTTTGAACCGCCAGCAGACGACGGAGCAAATGCGAACATAAAGCACGAGCTGCGCAAATGCAGGGATAAACACAACGACTATGTTTTAGTAACCCTGCAGCCACCAAAGAAACCACGCACAACCGGCGAGGGGTCACAAAATCACCACCTTAACGGCCATATAATGCAGATATGCAACGAGACGGGCAACAGCTACGACGTAATAAAATACTGCGTGAAAATGATAGCCGTTGAACAAATGGGTTACCCGTATAAAACAATTGCGGGGCACATTGTACCACAGCCGGAAAGCGAAAGCAGCACAGACGAGTGCGCGCTTTTAATCGAGGCGGCGCACATATTGGCGGCGCAGCTTTCAATAATTTTACAAGAATAGGCAGAAGCCGCCCCG